AGTTGCTAAAGAAGGCGACAAGATTAAAACAATTAGATTTGGACAACAAGGTGCAAAAACTGCAGGTAAACCTAAAGCAGGTGAATCTCGTGCAACTAAGATGAAAAGAAAGTCTTTTAAAGCTAGGCATAGAAAAAATATTGCAAAAGGAAAGATGTCAGCAGCTTTTTGGGCTAACAAGGTTAAATGGTAAGTTTATTTAATAAGCTACACAAATTTATGAAGTGTGGAAGAATAAATAAAGTTTGGAAAATGTTTAAGTAATATGCCACATTTAGGAAATATAACATTTAAAGCCTTGCATAAACAAAAGGGTAGACTCTCTATGAGAAGAAACCAAGGCAAACCCGGTAATGTTACTCGTGAAGAGTTTGATAAAAACTGGGATATGATTTTTAAGAAGAAGGAGAACAAGAATGCCAAGAAAAAAGACAATGACTAAAAGAAAGTCAACAGTCAATAAAGCTGGTAATTACACCAAGCCTACTATGCGTAAGAGGCTTTTCGAGAGAATCAAAGCCGGTTCTAAAGGAGGTAAGCCCGGGCAATGGTCAGCTCGGAAAGCCCAGCTCTTAGCGAAACAATATAAAGCCAAAGGTGGTGGCTATAAATAATGCCTAGAAAAAAAAGAGACCCTAAAGTAGGGACTGGAAAAAAACCAAAAGGAACAGGAAGGAGACTATATACAGATGAAAATCCAAAAGACACTATCAGAATTAAATTTAAAACTCCAGCAGATGCAAGACAAACTGTGGCAAAAGTTAAAAGGATTAAAAAACCTTTTGCTAGAAAAATTCAAATACTTACAGTTTTGGAACAAAGAGCAAAAGTAGCTGGTAAAACTCAACAAGCAGCAATAGCTAAACGAGGCAAAGAAGCAATAAGGAAGAAACATGGCAAGACTAAAAAAGTCGCAACGTAGTCTTAGAGCTTGGACTAAACAAAAATGGCGAACGAAGAGTGGGAAGAAATCTTCGGAAACGGGTGAGAGGTATCTCCCGGAGAAGGCGATTAAGGCATTATCACCGGCTGAATATGCTGCATCAACAAGAAAAAAACGAGAAGATACTAGAAAAGGAAAACAGTTTTCAAGACAATCAAAGAAGACAGCTAGAAAAGTTAGAAAGTATAGAAGAGTAAATTAATGAAGTATTTATTATTATTATTATGTTCTATGTCTTTACAAGCCAAATTTGAAAACTGGTCAGAAACTGAACAAGATTTATTTAAAGATTTTATAGCTTTAAATTTAATTGATATACATATGACTCATAGAACTATACGAGATTTTCCTAATGTAGTAGAAGCAAATCCAATTTTAGGACCTGAACCATCATTAGAAAAATTACTAATTACTAAAGGTATAAGCTCTTATGTATTTTATAAAGCTTTAAATTCTGATAAGTTAAATAGAGAAAAAACCTTAAGAATAACAGGATTTGTTTATATGGGTGTTGTAATACATAATGGGTATATAGGTTTTGATTTAAGGAAAGATTTTTAATGTTTGTACCAGATAATTATATAAGAAGAACTTCTTCAACTGTTCCATTTGGCTATGAGTTAGATGCAGACTTTGAGGGTTATTTAAAACCAATAGACATTGAGTTACAAATACTTAAGGAAGTTGCAGAGGCTGTATTTCATAACGAAATAAGTTTAGGTATTGGTGTAGATTGGCTAGAAGCAGAGACAGGAAGAAGCATGTCAAAGCCCGGATTAAAGAAGTATGTAGATAAAATCTATGGTAGATAAGAAAAATAAATCTAAAAAAAACTTGACAAATGTTTCAGAAGAGTGTATACTAAAGGATAATACTACACCTAAAAAAAGAGGTAGACCTAAGAATAGTGAACTATCTAATATTAAATTAGCTTTACAGGCTAAAAGAAAATTAGATAAAAAAAATCAAAAGGTCAAGAAGCTAACACGAAGTTTAGCTAGAGTTAAAAAAGAAGTACAGAAAGAAGAGAAAGCTCTTACTTCAAATGTTTTAACAGAATCAGAAACAAAAGTATTACCTGATTCTATACAAGAACATTTAGATACTACAGGGGACTATGTGGCATTTATGCCTAACGAAGGTCCTCAAACAGATTTTTTAGCTGCATCAGAAAAAGATGTTCTTTACGGAGGTGCAGCAGGTGGTGGTAAAAGTTTTGCAATGTTAATTGACCCATTGCGATATTGCCACATAAAAGAACATAGAGCCTTGATACTAAGAAGGTCTATGCCAGAGTTAAGAGAATTAATTGATAAGTCTCGTGAACTCTATCCAAAAGCATTTAAAGGTGCTAAGTTTAGAGAAGTAGAGAAACTTTGGAACTTTCCTTCAGGAGCTAAAATAGAATTTGGATTCTTGGAAAAAGATGCAGATGTGTATCGGTATCAAGGACAAGCGTATAGCTGGATAGGTTTTGATGAGATAACTCATTTACCTACAGAGTTTGGTTGGAATTATTTAGCTTCTCGTTTGAGAACTACTAATCCAAACTTAGAAACATATCTAAGGTGTACAGCTAACCCCGGTGGAGTAGGTGCACAATGGGTAAAGAAAAGATATATAGAAGCATCTGAGCCTAATAAAACATTTAAAGGCAAAGATGGTTTAACAAGGAAGTTTATTCCAGCATTGTTACAGGACAATCCTTACCTTGCTGAAGATGGTGAATATGAAAGGATGTTACAATCCTTACCTGCAGTTCAAAGAAGACAACTGTTAGAAGGTAACTGGGATGTAGCAGAAGGTGCAGCGTTTGCAGAGTTTTCTCCAGATGTGCATGTAATAACACCTTTTGAATTACCAGCTTGGTGGGAAAGAGTAAAAGGGATTGACTATGGTTATGCTGCAGAAAGTTGTTGTCTATGGGGTGCTGTAGACCCTGATGATAAGACCATCATCATATATAGAGAGTTATACAGAAAAGGTCTTACAGGGGAAGCACTCGCTGACACTATAACACAAATGGAAGAGAATGAAATTAAGTCTATTCCCGGTGTGTTAGATACTGCTGCATGGGCAAGGACTGGATATACAGGTCCTACTATTGGTGAAACACTTGTTAATAGAGGACATAAATTGAGAAGAGCTGATAAGAATAGGATAGCTGGTAAGACTCAAATACACGAGCATCTAAGACAGCGAGAAGGAGCAGGAAGACCAAGGTTACAAATATTTAGTAACTGTGTAAATTTAATAAAAGAATTACAAGGTATTCCACTATCTGCAAACAATCCGGAGGATGTAGATACTAAAGCTTCTGACCACGCATATGATGCACTTAGATATATGATAATGAGCAGACCTAAAATGGACCATCCTTATGATAGAATGTTAAGAATTAAATCAGACATATATCAACCTTCAGATAATAATTTTGGATATTAGATGGAAGAGAATACATTTTTAAATGCTGACAATATTTATGAAGATGTTGAAGGTGAAGCTGGTAAAACATTAAGTTTAGAGTTAGACCAGCAAAGAAATCTTATTGGTATTATCAAAAGCAGATATGCTCAATCAGAAAATTCTAGAGACATAGCTGAAAAAAGATGGATAAGAGCATATGAAAACTACAGAGGTTTGTATGCTAAGAATGTTAAATTTAGAGAATCTGAAAAGTCTAGAGTATTTGTTAAGATAACTAAAACAAAAGTATTAGCAGCTTTTGGACAATTAGTAGATGTTATATTTGGAACAGGTAAGTTTCCTATTGGTGTATCAGAAACTAAAATGCCAGAAGGCGAAACTGATATAGCACATCTTGATATTAACAATCCAACACCTGATATTGAAACATCTATACCAGATGATATTGGAAACAGAATAGATAGTCCTTATGATGTTGGTTACGAAGGTGATGGTAGAACTTTAAAACCCGGTGCATCTTTTTATAACGGAATCTTTGAAGATAGTCTAGAAGACCAAGCCAAAGATGCTGGTATATTGACAGATGGAGCAAGTGCTAATCCACAAGCAATAGAATTAAATCCTGCACAAAGAGCTGCAAGGAGAATGGAAAAACTTATCCATGACCAAATAGATGAATCAAATGGTTCTTCTGAAATAAGAAATGCTCTTTTAGAATCTGCTTTACTAGGTACAGGGATTGTAAAAGGACCATTTAACTTTAATAAAAAATTACATAAGTGGGATGTAGGTGAAGACGGAGAAAGAACATACAACCCATTAGAAGTCAGAGTTCCTAGAATAGAGTTTGTAAGTTGTTGGGATTTTTATCCAGACCCTTCAGCTACTACTATGGATGAATGTGAATACATTGTTCATAGACATAAAATGAATCGTAGTCAATTAAGACAACTACGACATATGCCATACTTTGATGAAGATGCTATTCGTGAAGCTATCCAAATGGGTGCTAACTATGTAGAAAAAGATTACGAGTACGCAATCAAAGATGATAATAGAGCAGAAGAAGATTATCAAACTAATTTTGAAGTTCTTGAATACTGGGGGATTATGGATGCTGAGTATGCAAGAGAAGTTGGTATAGAATTATCAGATGAGATTGATGATTTAGATGAAGTACAAATAAATGCATGGATATGTGGAGATAAATTACTAAGAGCTGTAATTAACCCATTTACTCCATACAGAATACCATATCATGCTTTCCCATACGAAAGAAATCCATATAATTTTTTTGGTATTGGTATAGCAGAAAATATGGATGATAGCCAACAAATTATGAATGGTCATGCAAGAATGGCTATTGATAATTTAGCTATGTCAGGTTCGTTAGTATTTGATGTAGATGAGTCTGCTTTAGTTGGTGGGCAAAGTATGGAAATATATCCGGGTAAGATATTTAGAAGACAAGCAGGAATGCCCGGACAAGCAATACACGGATTAAAGTTTCCTAATACATCACAAGAAAACTTAATGATGTTTGACAAGTTTAGACAACTTGCAGATGAACAAACAGGAATACCAAGTTACTCACACGGACAAACCGGTGTTCAAAGTATGACAAGGACTGCTTCAGGTATGTCTATGTTACTTGGAGCATCTAGTTTAAATATTAAAACTGTTGTCAAAAATCTTGATGACTTTTTATTAAAACCTTTAGGAGAATCTTATTTTCAATGGAACATGCAGTTTTTAGAAGATGAGCTAGATGTTAAAGGAGATTTAGAAATTAAAGCTACTGGTACAAATAGCTTGATGCAAAAAGAAGTTAGAAGTCAAAGACTTACTATGTTCTTACAAACTGCACAAAGTCCAGCTATTGCACCATTTGTTAAGATTTCTAAACTTGTTAGTGAACTTGCCTATAGTTTAGACTTAGACCCAGAGGAAATACTTAATGACCCTGAAGAAGCAGCTATCATGGCACAAATAATAGGAATGCAAAATGTTGGACAAAACAATGGCGAGGAAACTCAACCCGATAGTCAACAATCCCCAATGGCAGGATTACAAGGAACACCTCAACAACCTCAAGAACTTGGTGACACAGGAACTGGTGGTGGCAACATCGGAACAGGAAATGTGCCGGTTGCAGGGGAAACTGCGTTTGCTGGTACTCCTAGAGCAGTTGCCGGAGCAGGTGAAGGAGGCACTTAATAGAAAAGATGAAAGGTGATTTAGATAAAGACGGAAAATTATCTGGCTATGAACAAGCTAGACAAGATGCTATAGAAAAAAGTATGGCAGAACAAAGAATAAAAAAAGCTGATGGTGGATATGATTTACATGAAGATTTTATAGATTCTAATGATAGATTTATTTTACGAATGGCTAAATTATCCATGCAAGATGTTAAAAATGAAAAAGACAGAGACAAAGCCATTCAATTATATATACAAGATAAAAGTAAAGTTGCTAAAACTTTAGGTTTAAATTTTGATAAAGATTTTTATACAAAAGAAATAAGCGATAAAATAAGAGAATTAGCTGAAGAACAAAATCCTTTGTTAGGAGTTAGACAAATAAGACAAGAAGGTGGTTCAATGTCTATGGATGACCAAATGCAAATGGCTATGAATCAACCTATGCTTCCAGATGAAGAAATGGAAGATAACTATTTAGATTTTATAATTGATGAAGCATTAACAGAAGATGAAGAAGATATGCTTACATCAAAACTAGAACAAGATGAGCAACTATCTATGCTATTCGATAAAGTATTAGAAGTTGCTTCAGAATTTGCTGGGTCTGGTCCTGTTGAAGGACCGGGTTCAGGAGTCTCTGACAGTATACCGGCAAGGTTATCTGATGGAGAATTTGTTTTTACTGCAAAAGCTACAGAAGAAATCGGAGCATCTGAATTGATGCGTATGATGAAAGATGCTGAAGCTAGAGCAGATGAAAGACAACAAATGCAAACGGGTGGTCCTATGGAAGAAGAAACTATGACTATGCAAAATAATGAACCTGTTACACAGGAAATTAGAGTTGTGAAGGAAACAGTTGATTCTACTGGGAGAATGATGGAAGATGAAGATGAAATATCAAAAGATATTAAATCTCAAATGATGTTAGACCCCAACCAAAGACATGTCCGTAGCTAACAAACGATAGAGCCACCCTATTAGCGTAGGCACTCTATTATATTTAAACCGAAAGGCGACCTTTACAAGACAAGCCCTGCAAGTGCACATCGCAGCTACCTTGTTAATGAAGCCCTGACTAGGAGTAAGAAAATGACTAATGAAGTCCAAAAAGAGGAAACGCCAAATCCTTATAATAAAAGTAAATCTTGGCATGAAGGCGATATAAAACCTTTTGAATCATCGGAAGGACTATACTTTGAAAAGCCAGAAGATAAGAATAAATTATTCAAATCTAATGACATAAATGAAGCAGTAGTTCCTGAAAATGTTGAAACAGAAGAACTGGAATCTAAAAAGGACACCCCTTATAAGAAACCAGACTACAAGAAACGATATGATGATTTAAAAAAACATTATGATAATAAACTTAACGAGTTTAGATTACGAGAAGAAGAGTTAAAAAATCAAGTTCAACAACCTGAATACAAAGCTCCAAAGACTGTAGAAGAACTTGAAAAGTTTAAAAATGATTATCCTGATGTGTATGAAGTAGTAGAAACTGTTGCACATATGCAATCGGAGTCTAAAGCAAAAGTTCTAGAAGAACGCCTTAGTAAACTCCAACAGCGAGAACAAGAGTTAATACGAAAAGATGCAGAAAAAAGGTTAATGGATAGACATCCTGATTTTGAAGATATTAGAAACAGCGATGACTTTCATTCATGGGCAAAAGAGCAACCTGATTCTATTCAGAAATGGATATACTCAAATGCTGATGATGCCGATTTAGCCTCAAGAGCTTTAGATTTATTTAAGAAAGATATAGGTATGGATATTCCTCAAAAGGAAAAGTCATCTTCTAAGACCATAGAATCTGCTGCTGATATGGTTTCAACTAAAACAACAACAGTTGAACCTAAACAACAAAAGATTTGGTCTGAAAGGGAGATTGCTGCCATGAGTATGGATGATTTTGATAAGTACGAAGAGGAAATATCAAACGCTATGCAAGAAGGCAGAATCACAAAGTAACTATTATAACTTAAAAGGAGAAGTATCATGGCTCAATTTTTTGAACCCTCAACCGATACTAATGCCAACTTCGGAAACTCCGTAGCAGGACAAACTAATAGTTTCTTTTTACCTAAGATTTACTCTAAAAAGGTTTTAAACTTCTTTAGGAAATCTTCGGTAGTAGAAGCTATCACCAACACAGATTATGCTGGTGAAATCTCTGCTTTTGGAGACTCTGTAAGGATTATAAAAGAACCAGTTATCTCTGTGGAAGATTACACAAGAGCAACTGATACAACTGTAACAAGACTAACTGACCAAGAACTTACTTTGGTTGTTGATAGTGCTAAAGCTTTCAAATTCATCGTAGATGATATTGAAACAAATATGTCACACATCAACTTTAAAGAAGTCGCAACATCATCTGCTGCATATGCATTGAGAGATTCATATGATGCTGCTGTAATTGCAACTATGTTCTCAGGAGTTTCTAGTTCTTCACCTGACCATGTGTTAGGTACTGATAATGCTACTGACTTAGCTGCTGGTACATTTGATGGAACTGGTAACTTGGACATTGGTTTTGGTTCTAGTGAGCATGACCCTATTGATGTAATGGCTAGAATGGCAAGACTATTAGACGAACAAGATGTACCTGAAGAAGGTAGATGGTTCGTTGCTGGTCCTGACTTCTACGAAGTACTAGGTCAAGCTTCATCTAAGTTGTTATCTGTAGACTTCAACGCAGGTCAAGGTTCAATTAGAAATGGATTAGTATCAAGTGGAAAACTAAGAGGATTTGAGATGTACAAATCTAATAACATTGCCTCAACAACTAATGCTGCTGGTAAAGTTTTAGGTGGACACATTTCATCTACTGCAACTGCTCAAACTATTATTTCAACAGAAACACTAAGAGACCCAAGTTCTTTTGGTGACATAGTTAGAGGATTGCATGTATACGGAGCAAAGGTCTTAAGACCAGAAGCTTTAGTATCAGCTTTCTACGGAATTGATTAATAATCAATCGGGGGAGTCTTCGGACTCCTCCATTTTTAGGAGAAAATATGGAACATGAAAATATGAAAGGGAATCCAAAACCAGAAGGAAATATTTCTTACTTTGACACTATTGAAGAAAAAGAAGAGATGTGTAAAAAAATGGTTGGGTATAATGAAAGTTTAATAGAAAAAAATAAAGGAGATAAATAATGTATCACGGAATGGATAAAAAGAAAAAGAAAAAAATGGTGTATGGTGGCACAGCTCGTAAAAATATGATGGGTGGTGGCATGAACGGAATGAAAAGAATGCCAAAAAATATGGGTGGTGTACCTAATGCTCAACCTGTGTATTCAGAAGATATGCCTAAAGCTATGCCTAACTAATGAAAGTTAAAGCACCAAAGGGCTATCATTGGATGAAACAAAAAAATGGTAGTTTTAAATTAATGAAACATAAAGGAAAGTTTGTACCACACAAAGGTGCAAGTTTAATGGCAAACTTTGCAATACAAAAGGTACATAAAAAATAAT